CTCCTTGGCAAAATCACAATTAACAAAATATTTGAAAATACAAACAGAGTAGGGTGATCAAATTGTGAGAAACAGAGATAACGAATCATTGCTATAAATATTGAGAGTATCACCATTAAGGTAAATGTTGAATTTGTAGGCTATACTTATTGACTGTAAGGATCCTCTACTAATAGAATTAGAAGAAAGATGAAGAGACACTTCTTCTTTTTCAGTGTCATTTAGCTGCTGACAGTTAGAAACCTGAGTCCTGATCATTGTTGTAAATAAATTCTTCTTTAGCTCTGGTTCCAAGTTAGAAATGTTTACGGGTAGCAAATTTCCTGAAGAAAACCAATCTATTAATTGAGCAAGTATATTTGTGGAATTTAACATGATCAAGTCATGAGTGCTAGGTTCAATTCTACTCAAAATTTCCTCTTCTCTATCCTGATAGATTCCTAGCAACCTCCTTAGTCGTCTAGAAACATTTGATGGACTATCTTCTAACTGATGCTGAATGTTTGCAATGTGGATACGTATCTCATCTAAACTCAATGATAATAGAGCTCCAGGTCTAGAAATTGAACTACTAATGCTACCTATTTCATCTTCTATTTCTATAATTTCACTAGCTAACTCATCATCCTTACCTACTGAGTATTTTCCTGTACAAATTGTATAAATACTTCCTAGGACTCCAGAAGACTTTCTTTCATTAAGTATAGATTGCCTAAGTGGTTCTTGATTTATGACCATGTTGATATGTTCTAGAGGAGACAGAAATCTTGTAGCAGATGGCATGACAAAATTCTTACCTAAATTTTCTCTATCCACTAATTCATAGTACTTGTCTGAGCTAGAATCTACAAATAAATTGAGATTTTTAAGCAGATCTTCTTCTTCAGTTTCATCCATATCAACTCCCCATAATAATGCTTCTTTATCTTCTTCCATTCCTGCTTCCTCTGCCCATCCTTCAATTTCCTCATCCAGTCCTATTTCAAAATCATCAGCTATTGTATTAATCATGTCACTAAACCTCATTAGGACATCATTCCTTACTAATTCTTCTTCAGTCTTCATTAATTTGATCTCATTATCTGGCTGATAGCCTCGATTCACTATAACATCCCTAAGCACCTTTTGCATCTTCTTAAAATCCCAATTCAAATAATTGATGAACTTTGAATTATCAAACTTTTCCTTAATTTTAGAAAACTCAAACCGAGATCCTGGAAAAGTAGTCTGAACAACTTTCTCAAAAACAGGCATGTGCATAGATTCCCCTCTCGCCCACTTGTTGAACACTGGATCATCTACATCCAAAGATAAACCAGGATACCAGTCCCTATTTGTTATGGTATCAGAAAGAATTGTGAACATATTACTAGTGACT